CATCTTTGGTAAGAAGTCTATACTCGTGTACTCAGGAGCCTCCTCTCCTGCCACTATGACGCTTACAGACACCATAGAAGGCGTTGGCTGTATAGCTCGTGACTCAGTACAACATACAGGTACTGATATATTGTTCTTGTCTGAGACAGGTGTACGTAGCTTTGGCAGGACTGTGCAAGAGAAGTCCATGCCTATGCGTGACATCAGCAAGAATGTACGCACTGACTTGGTATCTTTGATTCCTTTACAGACTAATCCTATCAAGTCACTGTACAGCTCTGAAGAAGCCTTCTACCTGTTAACACTACCTGACAGCAACACTGTGTACTGCTTTGACATGCGTAGGTCTTTAGAGGACGGTTCACACAGAGCTACTACATGGTCAGGTATGTATCCTCTGTCCTTTGCTGTGCTAGAAGGCGGTGATATATACATAGGTATCTCTTCAGGCATTGTTAAGTACACAGGCTACATGGACGGTGCTAACAAGTACGAGATGCGCTACTTCAGTAATCCTATGGACTTTGGTAACACATCTAACCTGAAGTTCCTGAAGAAGTTTAACTTGACTATCATTGGTGGTCAGAACACACCTACTACTTTAAACTGGGGTTATGACTACACAGCTAGTTACACTAAGCAAGCTTTTACATTTGCTTCTAGCAACATAGCTGAGTACGGTATATCTGAGTACAACACCACAGGCGAGTACACCTCTTCTATCCTCATCAACACACCAAAGGTTAACACCAGCGGTAGTGGTGAGGTAGTAACCATTGGTATAGAAGCAGAAGTCAATGGTGCTGCTTTCTCAATTCAAAAAATCGACATACATGCTCTACTAGGGAGACTTATCTAAATGTCTAATTACACTAAGACAACTAACTTTGCTACAAAGGATTCTCTCCCTTCAGGCAATGCTGCGAAGATTGTGAGAGGAACAGAGATAGACACTGAGTTTAACAACATACAGATAGCGAGTGCTACAAAGGCTGATTCAGCTAACGCTACGCTAACTGGAACAACTACCGCTGTAACCTTAGATGTATCAGGTACGTTAACGGCTGGTACAATTACTGGAGGTTCTTACTAATGAGTGACGGCTTAAGTTATACAGCAAACCCAGGAGCTGGTGATCCAGGCAGCCCTACATACACAGGCACAGGTGGCGCAGGAGCTGTTCAAACAGGAACTAGTATTTTTGACGACATACTAGGTTTTCTAAATAACTCTACTGTTAACCAGGCACTACGCACAGGCGGTGAATACTTCTTAGGCAGAGAAGCCATAGGAGATGTACAAGCACTAGGTCGTGAAGCTCAACTAAGATCAACAGCTTTAGCAGAACAAGGCCGCGCAGGTGCAGAGTTTAAGCCTTACACTGTTACAAGTGGTCTAGCTAACATAGCTACTACTCCTGAAGGTGGGTTTGGTATAAACCTATCTCCAGAGCAACAGGCTCTACAGGCGCAGCTACAGGGTCAAGCAGCGGGTTTATTTGGACAGGTAGGTCAAGACCCAGCAGCGCAGCAAGCGGCTATATTCGAGCAAATAAGAGCTACACAGCGTCCTGAAGAGGAGCGTCAGCGTCTAGCACTAGAAGAGCGTATGCTGTCACAGGGTCGTCTAGGTTTAGGCTCTGCTGCTTACGGTGGTTCTTCTCCTGAGCTACTGGCACAAGAGACTGCGCGTCAGGAAGCTATGGGACGAGCTAACTTAGGTGCTAGGACTCAGGCACTAGCAGAGCAGCAACAAGCTCTAGCAGGCGCTACAGGACTATTGAGTTCTGGTTATCAGCCACAGAGAGAAGCTCTTAATCTTCTACAAACCAGTGCAGTACCTGCTGGCTTTGCTGACATTGGACGTAGAACTGGTACTGAGCTACAGTCTCAGGTAGGTAGAGTTGGTTTAGAGACTGGCTTGAACTACGAGAACTTAGCTAATCAACTACGTCTTGCTCAACAGCAACAGCTACTTGGTGGTCTACTGGGTCAACAGCCTACATACGCTGAACAGCTACAGGCTGGTAAGTTACAAATTGATTTAGGCGAAGCAGCAGGATTGTTTAGTTCGCTGTTTAATTTAGGAGGAGGTTAAGGAAATGGCTAGACAAGATATTGCAGGATTATTAACAGGCATTAGCAGCACACAGCAGCCTGTACAGCAAGCTGTTCCTGGTTCTCCTAACTTCTATGGCGAGTTTATGGCAGCTAGAGGCAGAGGTCTACAGCGAGGTCTAGGTGGTCTGCTGCGTGGTGGTGAGCCTTCTCCGCAGGAAAAGATACAGGGTGCTATGTTTGAGCTAAACAGCCCTACAGATAAAGCAGGCGCAGCTAAAACAACTCAGCAGCAGATACTTGATTTAACTAAACTGGCTCAAGTACAGCAGATGCAAGGTAACCCAGCAGGGGCAGCACAGACTGCGGCGCAGGTTCAGCAGTTGAAAGAGCAAGCATTAAAGGCTGAACAGTCTAAGCAACTAGCCTCAAAAGTTAAGCCAATAAACCCTGACCTATCCGAACAAATACTTAATCAAGTTCCTGGGTCTATGGAAGCAGGTTTAGAAGCTCTTCAGCCTAAAGGCGAAGTGGTTAATCTTGTTAAAAATAGACAAGTAATAGGCATAGCAATACAAATGCCAGACGGTTCGTTAGTTAATCAAGCTGGACAATCTATTACGCTTGGTACGAATGTTGGAGTTTCTAAAACTATCCCAGGTGCAGGAATAAGCTTTGCTCCAAACCCTTCTGCTGAAGTTATAGCAGAAACATTCAGACAAAACTTGCAGGATCAAAGACTAATGTCTGAAACTGTTGCGGCTAAAATGCCTGAAGCAAGGCAAAAAATAGAGACTGCTCAAAGAATCTATGCCTCTCTTGAACAAGAAGCGCCTAGTGGTACTATTGCTGAAATAGCTGCTAAGTGGGCTTCTGACGTACAAGGTATTTATACTCTCGCAGGAAAAACAGCTCCTGAATCTATCTTAAAAAGAGTAAATGACGCTGGAGCTTTAAAACAAATAGCTTTTGAAGCTCTTCAACCTTTAATTGACGCACAAGGAAAAGGCTTTACAGACAAAGACAGAGAAGCTGCTAAGCTAGTGATGCCTGGTATTTCTCAGGTTTGGCAATATAACCAAATGGTTGCTGATTTAGACACGTTAGATGCCTACAAAACACAAGATCAAATGCTTTTTGCAAACAAGCGAAAAAAACTTACTGAAGTAACTGACCAAGCTGGTGAAACTTTGTGGACTTCTTATTTAAACGATCTACCTATGTCTAAAGTAGAGGCTGTCACAGCAAAAGGATTGACTTATAAGCGCCTAGTACCTATAAAAACTAATGAAGATTTGTCTCAATATTGGGTAAAAGCACGTCCTAAAGGCTTTAAAATTAAAAGCGGAAGTAAAGTTGTTGAGATGAGTTTCAAAGATATACAAGAAACAGCTGCGTCTAAAGGTATTGGGCTATCTCCTAGAGAGTTTTTAGCTGACTTATCAAGACAAGGTTTACTTATTGATGGAGTTTACGAATAATGGCTGTCATTACTATAGAAGGGTACACTCCTACTGTAGCAAGTTCGGAAGGAGGTAGTGTTTTTGACATACAAGGATACATTACTCCTAACCAATCTTTGCAGAATCTTAAAACAGAGCAAGAGGCTCAGATGTTGGCTGAGTTACCTGCCTATGATCCTGCTGACTTGCCTCAGTTGCCTGTAGAAGGGGCTGAGGATACTGGACAGAAGTCAACTATGGAAAGAGCTGTCGAAGAGATAAAGCTGCGTTTTTCTCCTATAGCCAATCCTGTGTTAGAAGTAATGAACGCAGTAAACGCTGGTATCTACGGAACTGCTTTTGATTTAGTAGTAGCTCCTTACGAACTAGCTACTGGGGAAACTGTAGACCGCCCTAGTCAAGTAAAGAACCAGACTTATATGCCAGACCCTGAAGATGCTGAGATTCTTGACAAAGGAGCTTTTTACGCTTCTATGGGCATGGGAATTAACGCTGCGGCTAGAGTGGCTGTAGGACAGTTTGGTAAGAACATGGCACTAAACGCAGGCGCTAGATCAGGTTTTAACCCTGTTACAGGTAAGCCTTTTTCTAAAGTTGGCGGTGAGTCTACAATAGCAGGTATTACTAGAGATGTGGCATCTACATCTATGTCTGGAGAAGCCACTATAGGACTAGCCATGGCAGCGGCTGGGCAGCTTTCTGAAGGGCCAGGTATTAAAGTAATGGGTGCTGATCCTTTAAAACTTCCTTTAGAAATAGCAGGCGGGTTAATAGCTGCTGCACGACCTTCTACCTACATAGACGTAGGAACTGGAGTAGTTCGTGATGTTATGAAATCATACAGAGATATTCCTCTTGATCCTGATCTTGTAAAAGGGTTGCTAACAGCAGAAGAAGCCGCTGTTCTTAGACAATACGAAGCAAAGTTTGGTGCAGACAATGTTGTGCAAGCTAGTAAAGAGCTTAGAGGAGCTACTGTAAGTCCTGTAGAAGCTAAGCAAGCGTTAGAAGCTGCTGCTAAAGGAGAAACTGTATTGTCTATAGCGCAGAAGATAGACGATCCTGGGGTATTTACCCTGCAAAGATCGTTAGCTGCTGAAGACAATATTTTTGCTGCTGACGTTAAGGAAGGAATAGACTTTGCTCAGTCTTCTTTGGCTAAAGAGTTTAACGACCTGATGAATCCTTCTACTGGAGAGTTTAACTGGCCTGCTTTTAAAGAGTTAATGCCTAAAATACAGGAGGATTTAACAAAACAAGTAGACGATAGAGTGGCGGCTGCTCAAGACAAGCTAGCTACTATTAATAAAGCCTACGAAAACGATCCTGTAGCTGCTTCAAAAGAGTTTACTAAAGTGTTTGATGACATGCTAGCAGATATTACAACGCAGGAACAGCGTTTGTGGGGCACTATTAACGACACTGTTTTAGTGCCTACAGCTACTTTAAAGCAAGACGTTGCTCGTATACTGTCAGAAACAACTAAACAAACTACATTGCCTAAAGAAATTATTGAAGAAATACTAGGAAGGAAAATAAAAAGAACAAGTCAAGGCTGGCAAGTTGTAGGAGGGGCTAAAGGTAAGCCTGCTCCTCGACCTAGTGTAGTTCTTTTAGGCGAGGAAGCACCTATAGTTTTAACAGAACTTAGAAGTAAGCTATCTGCCATGAGTAGAAACGCTAATAAAGCTACTGAACCAGCACTACAGTATGACCAAGGAGTGCTTATAAAACTACAGCAAGCTGTTCTGGATAATTTAACCAGAGGCGCTGACGGTGTAGACCCTGCTTTGAGAGAAGTTTATCTAGCAGCTAATGCTTTCACCAAGAAGAAACACGATGCTTTAACTAGGAGTACGTTAATACCTACTGTTCGCAAAGCCCCTGAAGAAAGGAAGCTAGGGAAGCTACTGGGAAAAACTACTAAAGATCAGGAAGATATTGCTGTAGCTGCTAGTGAACTAGAAAAGGTGTTTAATGTAACTCCTGTAACACCAGAAGCTAGATCAGCGGCACTCAAAAACGCAGAGCAGTATCTGCTAAACAAGTTCTCAAAAGAAGTAGACCCTGAAGACTTAGCTACCTACGACTTGTTCATGGCTAATCACAGAGACTGGATTAGAAAGTTTCCAGAGTTAGGTAACATTATAAAAGACGCTAAAAAGAAAGCTAAAGCTCAAGGAGTGGTTGTACAGAATGCTTTAAAAGCGCAAGAGGCAAAAAGGCTTGATGAATTTGCTACCGTAGCTGGTGCTAATCCAGACACAGTAATTAAAACAATACTAAACAGTGCTAACCCTTCTCAAACTGCTGCTAGGTTTAAGCGTTTAATAGGTAAAAACAAAGTAGCTGTAGAAGAGTTCAGAACAGCCATATCTAACAAGATAGCTGCTGAGTCTTTAAAGATAGTTGATCTGCAAATAGCTGGTGCAGGTAAGCAGCAAGTTCTTCAGCCTGTTTCTTTTGGTGAAATACTGGTTAAACTAGGCCCTTTGATGGGAAAAGACGGTGGTTTATTTCTTAGTAAAACAGAAGTAAACAATTTAAGAAGATTGCATGCTTATACGTCTGCCATTTCAAGAGATATAGCTTCCGCTGCTGCTACAGGGAAAAACCCTAGTAATTTTAATACAATAGCTTTAGAGTTTCTTTCTAAGTACGGGGCTATGAGAGCCGTGAATGCTCTTATGGGGTCACAGTCTATTGTACTCTCTGGTGCTGTTTCCAGAGGAGCTACAGAAGGTGTTAGAAGATTGTCAGTAGACCC